ATTTTTAGCTACTAAACTCACTCCTGAAATGAGAGCAAAAGTAAATAAAAGATGGCTTATTAGCACAGGTATAGGTTTATTTTTATTATATTTAGTTTATGCCTAGAGGAAAACAAATAGATTGTGTAATGGAATCGCCTACATACAGGCAAATTTTAAAAGATATAGCCAAAGGTTATAGTTTCGAACAGTGTTATAAAACCAATAAAATAATAAGAGTTAAAAAATGAAAAAAATATTATACTTCACAGGTACGTGGTGCCAACCGTGCCAGATTCTAGGCCCAATCATGGAATCACTATCCGGTCAAATTAATTACGAAAAAATAGATGTTGATAATAACCAAGACTTATCTATACAATACGGGGTAAGAAACATCCCTACTCTAATTCTCGTGGAGAATGGAGAAGCTGTTGGTAGATTGACAGGATTACAACAAAAAGAAGCAATTTTAAACTTTTATAATGGCTAGTCAAATAATTGAAATAAAGAAAAATAAATCAAACTATGTACAAATTGAACTTCGTGAATATGAAGGGCATAATTATGTAGATGTAAGAGAATTTTACGATGCCGAAGATGGTAAACGTTTACCTACTAAAAAAGGTATAACTTTTTCACCTAAAGTGTTAGAGGAGGTAATTGATGGTTTAACAATGTTAAAGGATCAAATAAATGGGTAAATTTCAATCAACAAAAGTATTTGACGGATTTTCTACAGTATTTCGTCAATGGAAAGCAGAAAACACTCACTGCCGATTTGTTCATGGTTATGGAGTTTCATTCAAAATATGGTTTGAAGGAGATTTAGATGAACGAAATTGGGTATGGGATTTTGGGGGAATGAAAAGAGCCAAAGGAACTATTGATGGTAAATCTCCTAAAGAATGGTTTGATTTTATGTTTGACCACACTTTGGTTGTAGCCGAAGATGATCCTTATGCTAAAGCATTTGCTCAAATGCATGAAACAGGAGTAGCCCAAGTAAGATTTATACCAGCAACTGGAGCTGAAAAATTTGCCGAATATATTTACAATAAAGTAAATGAATTTATTTTTCCTGAAACAGATGGGAGAGTACAAGTAGTAAAAGTAGAATTTAGAGAGCATGAAAAAAATAGTGCTATCTATATACCTTAATTATATTTATGTCAAATAGTGACTGTAAAACCACTTTAAAAAATTAACATATGAAACAACTCAAACGTATTGAGGACTATAATAAAGTCCTCCCAATCCTAGAACTTTATACAGCAGTACAATCAGAAGGAAGCCGTCAAGGTTATCCTACAATCGTAGTTCGCACCTCAGGATGTACACACCGTTGCTACTTTGGCGAGGGTGGATGGTGCGACAGTTGGTACACTTCAATTCACCCTGAAAAAGGAAAATACACATTTCAAGATATAATTGACATGTACGATAAGCATCCCCACATAAAAGAGATGATGCTTACTGGCGGTTCACCCACAATGCACCCTGCATTGGTAAACGAATTAACCCACTTTGCTCATGAAAACGATATATTCATTACTATTGAAACTGAAGGAAGTCATTTCCTTCCTACTGATTATCCCATTAACCTTCTTAGTATTAGCCCTAAGTTTTCCAATAGTATTCCTGTACTTGGAGTTGAAACTCCTCAAGGAGCGATTACTGACCAAAGGATGATTGATAGACATAATAAATTTAGAATTAATAAAGATGCAATTAAAGAAAGTATTGATTATCATTCTGACTACCATATTAAGCCTGTCCTTGATAAGGAACTTTCTATGGTTGGAGAAGTTGAAGAATTTCTTAAAGATTTAAAAATCCCAGATGAAAAAGTTTGGGCTATGCCTGCGGGTGATGATAGAGAATCTTTATTTGAAAGTTATGGACCTGTAATGAATTTTGTCCGAGATAGAGGATGGAGATATACAGGTAGAAGTCACATTATGGCTTTTGATACTGAACGTTGTGTCTAAGCAAGAAGCTCTCCGTATATTGGAAGAAATAAAGGAAAATGTAAACACATGCTGCGCCATTACTATGGAACCAGATGAAGTATTAGAATTATTAGAAAAATTAGAAAGTTATATAAATGAGTAGAAAAAAACAACATACAGACTTAGAAGTAGTACAAGAAGGTTTTGCTAATGGTGTAGCACCTGGCTTTCCTCTTAATGATGAATCGAAACAAGCTATGATAGAAGAAGCAACTATAGCTTATGGTAAATTTTTAACAGCATTAAAATGTGATTGGGAAAATGACCCAAATTCTTCAGATACGCCTAGACGTGTAGCAAAAGCATATGTAAATGATTTATGGGCTGGGCGATATAATGCAATGAGTGAAATTACTTCATTCCCATCGGATGGTTATGATGGTGTTATTATAGAACGTAATATACCGTTAACTTCAATGTGTTCTCACCACCACCAAACAATTCAAGGTGTAGTCCATATTGGATATGTTGCAGGTGAAGAAGGTCAAGTAATTGGTTTATCAAAACTAAATCGTATTGTAGAATTATTTGGTAGACGAGGTGCTATTCAAGAACAACTAACATCAGCTATTCATGGTGCAGTACAAAAAATTACTGAAGGTAATAAGGGTGTTGTAGTAACAATTGTTGGAACACATAATTGTGTATCTTGTAGAGGTGTTAAACATCAGGGTGCTTCAATGGTTACAACTAAAGCATCAGGTGTATTCCGTGATAATGATAGTTTAGCACGAAATGAATTTTTTGACAGTATTAAAATTAATAACGGAACACACGCTATATAATGTTAACATTAGATAATAAAATAATATTAAGTTGGAGTGATATAGATGAATTGGTAAATAAACTATGTGAAAGGATTCAAGAAGAATTCTTGCCCATAGATTCGGTTCATGGATTAAAAAGAGGAGGACTTATTCCCGCTGTAATGGTTTCTCATAAATTAAATTTACCTTATAGTGATACCATTACTTCTACTACCTTAGTAGTAGATGACATTTGTGATAGTGGAATTACATTAAAAGATGGCCCTGGAATCTATACAGCTGTGTTACATCAAAAACCAGAAACATCTTGTTTTACCCCTAATGTATGGGCTGAATTACATTTAGGGGAAGAATGGGTAATTTATCCTTGGGAAAGACAAGATAGTGAACCAATTCAAGATTATTTAAAATGAAATTAAATTCACCTTATAAATTAGTTAAATGGTTTGATGTAAATCCTATCTTAAAATATCTACCTCCTATTAATGATCCTATATGGCATTCAAATACCCATAGACAAAAAAACTACAGGGTTCATAACAAAACTTTAAATTTAATGTTTAAATGGACCCCAAATTCTGAAGAAGAATCCAAAATACAAGGAGCATATCAGGATGATAGTATGTTTAATTCCCCTTTAGGACAAGAAGTATCCAAAATATTAAATGAATTAAATAATTTTTATCCAAACACTAGTTTATCAAAACTAATGATAACAGCTTTACCCTCAGGATATGAAGTAGATTCTCATATTGATAACTTATTATTATCCAATATTCACAGGATCCATATTCCTTTAATAACTAATGAAGAATGTGTTTATGGTATTGATGATATAAAATATGTTTTTCCTCCCGGGTTTTGTTTTGAATTTGATAATACTAGAGAACATTTTGTTAGTAATAAAGGACAACAAGAAAGAATACACATAATATTAGATTTAGACCCAAAAACATGAATGTAGTTTCCTTTAAACATAAAGTTATAATTCTAACACCCTCAAAATGCTCAACTCATTCATTAAAAGCATTTTTGGAATCAGCAGGGATTGAATTTGATGAACCTAAAAGAAAAGTAAACAGTATATTTTATCATTCTTTATTAAGTGAAATATGTTATGCTTATTATATCCCTCCCCATAGTCTTTCAGAATTTAAAATTATCCAAATTGTAAGAAATCCTTATGATAGAATCATTTCATCTTATTTTTCCCAAAAACAAATCTATCCTTTATCACCTACTTTTAATGGATTCTTAGATAACTTACAACGTAGTAAATATCTTTTACCTTTTAATGTAGATGAATTTTATACTCAATTTTATGGTGATTTTAATTATAAAAATCATTCTTTGAGTAATGGTAATTGGGGTGGATTAAGATTCTACTTTAACCAAAGTTGGTGGAATAATTTAGGAGCTAATGTATCCTACTTTAAATTAGAAAACATTAATCGGGATTCAAGTAAATTATGTAATTTTTTAGGGATAAACCCCCAACCTTATCCTAAAGTAAATTCTAAAAATTATAATAAAATATCCTTAACTCCTCAAAACAAAGAGGTAATATATAATTTATATATTAATGATTTTAAAATGTATAATTACCCAAAATAATTTTGAAATTTAAATTTTTTTTATTATATTAAATCAAAAATAAATAACATGGAATATTGGCAAGTAAAAACTTTATCACAATTTGAAAACGATAAAGGTAGAATTCAAAAAACAACTGAATTATATTTAGTTGATGCTGTATCAGCTACTGATGCTGAAGCTAAATTATATAAACGAAATGAAGGTTTATCTAATTTTAGAGTAGTTGAAGTAAAAAAAACAAAAATCTTAGAAGTAATTTAATAATGGCAAAGCAATTAAAGTTATTTCCAGAAATGTACGACGGTACTACTCAACACGATTACGTACCATTTGTTTCTGAGGTAGAAGAATTTAACGCAACATTTGGTAAACCTAATAACTATGAACCAACAATACCAGAACAAAAAGAGTGGCAATTTGTCTACGATTTTATCCTCGAAGAACTCGAAGAATATAGAGAAGCTTGCGAAAGAGGGGACATTGTGGAAATTTTGGATGCTTTGTGCGACATTACTTATGTTTCCCTTGGGAACGGTACTATGTTACATGGCCTTAAAGATAAGATATGGCCGGCATATCAAGAGGTACAAGCTTCTAATATGTCGAAAGCTTGCTCAACTGAAGAAGAGGCCATACAGAGTGTCAGCCAAAGAACTAAGGAGCAAGGTGAGGCCTGTCATTTTGAGAAACTTGAGAAAGGACGGTATATTGTCTACCGTACCAGAGACAGAAAAGTAATGAAGAGTATCAACTACTTTAGACCAGACTTACATCAATTCTTTTCAGATGATGAACTACAAAAATTTCACCTCCAAAGCATTGGGATTTAATGTATAAAAAATGTTATCAAGGAAATAAATTAGGGAGTAATTCATTTGAAATACATTTATGGGAATCAGATGGAAAACACCAAGTAATTCCATATTTAAATGAAGCATATCAAATATGTGATGATGTTGATTGTGAATATACTGGATTAGGGGGAGAATCTTTGAAAAAAATAAAAAAGTGGTATTTTTCTAGAAATGAAAAATATTCCCATAATAATACCCCCGATTTATATTTTAGTGATATGGGTATTATACAAAAATTCCTAGTTGAACATTATGGTACTAATGATGAACCCTCTACGGGACATAAAGAATTGTTTTTTGATATTGAGTGTGAAATAGGAGGAGCACTGACCCCAGAATATATTGAAAGAGCACCAATGACTATCACTTCAATTGCGTGGTGGGATAAATCTAAAGACCATTGGGCTATTCTTATTTTGGATAAAAAGAAACAATTATCCCATACTAAAACTGGAAAAAATAAAAATAAAGAAATTATTCCTGTAGCAACTGAACAAGAATTATTACTTAATTTTATTGAGGTTTTTAGAGATATTGACCCTGATATTTTAGTTGGTTATAATAGTGATTATTTTGATATTCCTTATTTATACTATAGAATATGTAATGTTTTAGGAAAGGATACTGCTGATTATTTATCCCCATTAAATGGAATGATAGATGAACCTATAAAATCTAAAAAATATAGCAAGTTTTTTTATGGTATGGATCAAAGTGTAAAGATAGCAGGTGTTGAGTCTTTAGATTATATGAGATTACATAAAAAATATAGTTGGAAAGATGAACCAAGTTGGAAATTGGATTCAATTGGAGAAAAGTATACTGGTGTAGGTAAAGTAGATTATGAAGGAAACTTAGATCAATTATTTGAAACTGATGTACATAAATTTATAGAATATAATTTTCGTGATGTTGAAATACTAAAATTATTAGATGAAAAACTCCAATATATTGCTTTAACTAAAAATATATCTCATAAAGGAAAACACAATTATGAAGATGTATACTATAATAGTATAACCCAAGATGGAGCTATTTCAGCCTATCTTTTATCCCAAGGAATTGTACCACCAAATAAAGAACGCAACCCTAGAAAAAAAGAAGGATATGCTGGGGGGTATTTATTTTGCCCTAAAGCAGGTTTATATAAATATATGTTTGATGAGGACTTAACCTCACTATATCCCTCTATTATTATGTCATTAAACATAGGTAAAGAAACATTTATGGGTCGCATTATAGATGTAGATGACCGTAATAATAGATTGGGACTTAATGATTTAAAGGAAAAAGACCCTGATACCGAATTATTATTTGAAAATGCTAAAGGATCCCAATCTAGAATACCAGTTAAAACTTTAATAGGGGCTATAGAAACTAAAAATTTATCTGTCTCAGCTAATGGTGCTATGTTTGATACTAGTAGAGAATCAACCTTATCAACAGTATTAAATAAATGGTTCCAGGAACGAGTTGAGTATAAAGGTAAAATGAAAGAAGCTTATAAAGCAGGGGATAAAGAAAAAGGTGAATATTATCATTTAATGCAGTATACAATGAAAATTTTATTAAATAGTTTGTATGGTGCAACTGCTTTACCTAGTTTTAGATATGGGATGAATTATTCTATATTAAGTGAAGCCATTACATTAAGTGGACACAGAATTATACAAGAATCAGCACTTGCTGCAAATAGACATATGAATAAAGTAATACGTAACGAAATAAAACTAGATGTTTAGTGTTGTAATTCCTACATTATGGAAAAGTGATAGAATTTTTAAATTATTAAATGATTTAGAAAACTGTCCTTTAATTAATGATATTGTATTAATAAACAACACCCCAGAATTTACTCCTGATATAGAGGAATATAGTAAAATAAATTTATATACCCCCAAAGAAAATTTATATGTAAATCCCTCTTGGAATTTAGGAGTACATTTAGCTAAAAATGAATTGGTCTGTATTATAAACGACGATGTAAACCCTCCAGTAGATGCTTTATTTAATTTTGTACTACAAACTAAAAACTTATTAGGGGTATTTGGGGTAAATCCTCATTCCAAACATAAATCACCCCATTTATCTTTAGGACATACTATAGGTAAAGATTGGGGGTGTATTATTTTTGTAAAAAAAAGTAGTTATATTTCAATCCCCCCTCAATTAAAATTATGGTTTGGTGACGATTGGATATTTAAAACTAATTTCCCTTCTAGTTATACTATACATTTAGAAATAGAAGCTGATTCATCCTCTTCTATTAATTCTCCAAATATTCACCCTATTACTGAACAAGATAAAATTGAATGGATAAAATTAAAATATAATCAATTATGGCATTAAAACCACAATCAATAAGAAAAGGAATGGTTATTTTATTAGAAAATAATCCAATAGAAAAACAAGATTTAATTAAGTTGAGTGAAGGTTGGTCTGAGCCTCAAATTAATTTTTTCAAAAAAATGTTAAAACAAGGAGGAGAATTTAAAATCCAGGGTAATAGGTTTAAAACAATACCTGCTGCTAAAATTTTAGATTCAACCGGGAAAAAAGATGGAGGTGTAGTACAAATCCCAGGTTTAGATAGTAGATTTTAATATGAAACATCTAGAAGATACACCTTGGTTTATTGTTGATCCTGAAGATATTAACTATTGTGCTTATGTAGACACTGACTCTAATTATTTCAATGCCGAACCTATTTTAAAACATCTTTACCCTAATTTTGAAGAATTAGATGATAAAGAAAAAGATAATAAATTAGAGGGTGTAGCTTTAGCATACCAGGATATTATAACTGATCATTACGATCAATTAGCTAAAGAATGTTTTAATGTTCCTACTCATCGTTTAGAAATGAAAACAGAATGTGTTATTCGTTCTGCCTATTTTAGAGCTACTAGACGTTATGCTCAATGGATCACTAAACAAGAGGGTGTAGATAAAGAAACTTTAGATATTAAAGGTTTAGAGTTTATGAAAGCAAACTTCCCTCCTATATTAGGGGAATTTTTTAATAAAATTTTAAAAGAAGTATTAAAGGGAGCTGAACATGATAATATTTTAGGCCAAATTAAAATATTTAAAAAACAAATATTAGGGGGTGAAATACCTTTTACAAAATTAGGCAATCCAACTGCTGTAAAAAAATTAGATAAATATACTTCTAAAAAACCTAGAGCAGGAGAAGTATTTACTGTAATAGAAAAAGGTGCCCCTGCTCCTGTTCGTGCTGCTACAAAATATAATGATTTATTACGTTTATGGAAATTAGATAAACAACATAATTATATTACCCAAGCAGATAAAGTTAAATGGATTTATTTAAAAGATAACCCATATAAAATAGAAGCATTAGCTTTTATGGAGAATGATTTACCTAAGAAAATAGAAGAATTTTTAGACCAATATGCAGATCGTAGGAAGGTATTTGAATCTATACTTTTAAATAAATTAGAAGGATTTTTCAATGATTTAGAATGGTCTCTTAATTTAAATCCCCATTTAGATAAATTTGCTTCTTTCGAGATTTAATTTATCTATCATATTTATAATAAATATTTTCTTAACAAATGGCTAATTTTTCGGGGTCTCTCATATCAGCAACCTTTAATAGGTTATTACAACTAGATGGAAATTTACAAGATGGAACTGGGTCTATAATTACTGAACTACCCATTTCTTCCTCTTTTGCTTTAACTTCAACTAGTGCATCACATGCTCTACAATCAGATAATGCAATTACAGCTTCTTATGCTATATCTGCATCACATGAAATTATAAAAGAAGTATCTTCATCTTATGCTGATACTGCTTCTTATGTAGAAACTTCTCAAACTTCCTCTTATATTTTAGGAGCAAATGTAGATGGTATTGTAGATAGTGCTTCATTAGCAACCAATGCTATTAGTAGCTCTTTTTCAGTAACCTCATCATTTTCTGTCTTTTCAATATCCTCATCTCAAGCAACAACTGCTTCTTTCCTTTTAGGTTCAGTTGAAACTGCTTCTTATGTAGAAACAGCACAAACCGCTTCATATATTGAATTATCTAATGTTTCAGGTTCCGCCTCAATTGCTACTCGCCTTGAAACTCTTGAAGCTGATTCAGGATCAACTACTTTTGCAGTTACTTCTTCAAACCAATTTACAGGTAGTCAATTTTTTACTGGTTCACTCATTCCAGAAGCTATAGGTGGTAATGGAATATATGATGTAGGATCACAAACTCATCCCTGGAAAGATTTATATATATCAACTTCATCACTAAAATTTGTTAGGGATGCTATTATCATAGCTGACCTAAACGGGGAAGATGATGGTGTTCGTATTGGTAATATCTTTATAGGTACTGGATCTATATCAGTAGTAAGTGGAAGTGGAGATGACATGACAGTTGTGGGTAATGTTATATCTACTGAAATATCAGGAGGAATTATAACACCAATACCTGGTGACGCTATTTTACCTTCAGGTAGTATTTCATCTTCAGCTCAAATTTCTGAATTAGGATTTATATCTGCCTCATCAAATGGGGTAACATTATTTTCAGGTTCAACTTCATTTTTAGGAGATACTTCATTCACTGGATCTACAACAATGTCAGGTTCATTAACTGTAGTAGATAACCAAGGATTTAGAGTAGAAGGTAATACAGTTTTAACAGGTAGTAATCTTTTCCAAGGTACTACTATAATAGAAGGTAATAGTTTGACAATCTATACCACATCATCATTTAAAAATGATGTTGGCATTACTGGTAGTTTAACAGTTACTGAAGGGATTACAGGATCACTTCATGGTACATCTTCCGTATCATTAGATACTTTGTTACTTAATGGTAAAGATTCAGCTACATTTGCAACAACAGGTTCAAATGATTTCAAATCAAGTCAATATATCAGTGGTTCAGTAGTAATAGCCCCATCTGAAGACCCAGGAACTAGCAATTTAAATGCTACTTACTTATTTACCTCTGCTTCTAACTTTGGAGAAGATGAATGCGATTTCTATTATAGAAATAAAGGAATACTATGGGATCAAGAATGGTTAGAATATGGAGTAGGATCAGGTCTAATATATGGTGGTGTTGTGACATTCTCAGGTACTGATCTTTATGTTTCACCCGGAGGTGGTTTAGTAGTAAACTATAACGCAGAAACAGGTTCAGCTAATGCAGTATCACCTACACAGGTTAAATGGGGCCCAATTACTTCAAGTGCTACATTTTTAACTTCATCTCAATATTCTCACCTTTATATAGATGAAAATGGAGATTTACAACAACAAATAGAAGACTTTACTACTCAACAATATTTAGAAAAAATTCCATTAGGTACTTTAGGCCATTTAACTAATGCTTATATTGACGCCTTTGGTGAAGAAAAACAAACAACATACGCAGGCCCAGCTCAAGCAAATCAGTTTATTAGAGCATTTGGTCCTCTAAAACAACAAGGATATGACTTATCCCCAATTACTTCATCATTAGGATTTAATGCTGCTTCAGGTATTACTTATAAATTAGGAGGGTTTTATTCAAAAGATCCTAACAATCCAAGTGTATACGATACACCAGCACTAGCATCAACCGGTAAAATAGTAAGAGTTTCTATGGGTGTTGGTGACACATTTATAGGAGATATAAATGCAGGTAATTTTTACGATACAATTGATCCAACCAAATATGATGATGGATCAGGTACATTAGTTAATATTAGTGGATCAACAACTACAATACAAAGAGTATTTTTAGGTCCTACTAGTGAAAGATTCTATGTGTATTATGGTCAGGATACTTACGATAGTGTATCAACTGCTCTACAAAACCTAACTACCGAAGCGTTTACTGAATCACTTACTACTTCTAAATCTTTAACATTTATAGGTTACTTAGTAGTTAAAGCAAATGCAACAGATTTATCAGACGAATCCAGTGCCAACATTATTAACGCTGGTTTATTTAGAAATACAGCTGGCTCATCCGGTGGTGGAACTTCTACTATTAGTAATTTAGGTGATATAACTGATGTTGATATTACAGGACCAGTAACTGGAGAATATTTAAAATATAATGCTGGTATTTGGGAAAATTCCGAAATCCAGTATAGTGAAGTAAATAATCCACCTTCTGGAATTGTATCTTCTTCTGCTCAATTAGAGAGTTTAGGAGTAGTAATATCAAGCGGTAGTAATACAACATTTAGTGGTGATGTAGTCATTAGTGGTAGTAGTTCTAACTTAGAAGTACAAGGAGATTTACATGTAACTGGTAGTTTAACAACTTCAGTTCAAACAATCAATCCTACTTTCCAACCTACTGGATGGACTATTGCATTACCTGTTTCTACCGGTAATTTCTTTGAAACCACTTTACAACCCTCCTCTGCTCATGAAATTATATTTGGTATAGGTGGAGGTCCTGGACAAACTGTTAATCTAAAAATAAACCAAAATAGTAGCACTCCTGGTACCATCACTTGGAGTAATACTGTTGAATTCCCTGATGGTTTTGACTCAGGTTCTTCCATAGGTACAAACGATGTAGATGTTTTTTCTTTTGTTACTTTTGATGGTAGTACTTGGTATGGAACTGGATTAAAGAACTTCTCTTAATATGGCTTTATTTACACCAACTGCTTTTTGGGGAGGAAGTTCATCAATTACTCCTACTCCATTTGCCCCTACTGATATCCCTAATTTAGCAGCATGGTATGATGCTAGTGATACTACTAGTTATATAAAAAGTGGAACTACAATAACGGGAATTAACTCACAAGGTACATATGGTGATAGTTTAGGTTTAGTAGGTAATAGCAATCCAGTAGCAGGAACTCCACAAAATAGTTTAGATACTTTATATTTTGACGGTAGTACTGCTTTTGAAAATTCTAGTACAGATCCTTTAGTTAGTAGTTTTGGTTTACATTTTGCTGTAGGAGTATTTTACCCTCAAAGTGTTGATGCAACTAAAGATTCTTTGTGGAGTGTAGATTCTACATATGATTACGCTGTTTCTGCTTATGATTCAAGTAGGTGGTATGGAGAAGTAGATTTAGGAAATGGGGTAGGAAGTGTTGGAGCATTAGGACCTCATAACCAAGTTAACCAGGAAAATCAATGGATTATAGTTAGTGCAGGATTTACTAAAATCCAAGGTGCTAATTATGTAATGATGTTTGTAAATGGTGCTGTAGGTAGTGGTGCTAATTGGAATACAACATATTTGACTAACCTAAGTCAAAACCAAAAGTTACGTATAATGGCTAATAGAAATGGTAATAAAAAACAAACAGGAAGATTTGCAGAACTTATAGTATATGATGGAGATTGGGGAACTGGTTTTGGTGGTGGAGCTGGTTACACATATAAATACCAAGCAGAAGGATATCTAGCTTGGAAATGGGGGCTACAAGGGAAGTTACAATCAACCCACCCTTATAAAAATGCTGCTCCCTAGTTTATAAAATAATTTGGATTCTATAAACAGAATTCTTATATTACGCTAATAAAAGTTATATATGGTAAGTAAAAATACTTTACAATCAGTTGTATCCAAATACTATTTAGGAGGATTATTTTCACAAGTTAAATGGCGTATTAAAGATAATACTTTAACTATCTATGCTGGGGAGCAAGGTAGAGCAGCTAAAGTATATCTCAAAAATTTCCAATTTGAAGATTGTGAATTAGGTATATTTGATACACATAAATTAGCTAAATTATTATCCATTACAAATGGGGAATTATTAATTACAGCTGAAAAAACCCATAAAATTTATACTAAATTACATATTGCTGATTCTAATTTTGATTTAAATTATTCATTAGCAGATATATTTGTTATCCCAAAAGCAACATATTATCAGGATATAGAAGACCCTGATGTCCATATACTTTTAGAGAAAGAAAATATTGATGCTTTAATTAAAGCCAAGACAGCATTATCAGATCAAAGTAATTTATTAGTTAAAACAACTGAAAATTTAGATGGAATCCCAGTATGTGAATTTACATTTGGTGACATTGAAAATTTTTCTAATAAAGTAACTTATACATTACAAGGTGATATTAAAGTAAATGATTTAGAACTACCATTTAATTCTGATACATTAAAAGATATATTTTCAAATAATAAAGATATGGATAATGGTAAACTAAAAATATCTGCTGATGGGATGATACAATTAAATTTCTACTCAGAAGATATAGAAACTGAATATTTTTTATTGAGAAATGAATAATATTATATGTATAATAAATAACAATGTAGTCTAGGGCACAATGTTATGTTTTAATTAACCGACGATCTTAGGACGTCACAACACAAATGATATGAGTACATTAAACTTGTTCGAAAGAACACCATTCGATTTATTAGTTAGAAATTTTCTAACACAAGAAGGTAACTACAGACCTGTAGAACAAAACCTTAAATTAGCACACCCACTAGACATTTATCAATCCAACAACGGCCTCACATTTGAGATCGCTTGTACAGGTATAGATAAAGAGGACCTCGAAATCTTAGTCGAAGGTCAAACTCTTAGAGTTAACTATAACAAACCAACTAATTCAGATGCTGAAGAAGTAGAGGAAAGTATAAATTTAGAATACCTTTATAGAGGTATTGCAAAACGATCATTCAATCTAGGTTGGAAAGTTGATCCTAAATTTAATCTTGCCAAAGCTAAACCATCATTTAATAATGGACTTTTAACTATTGAGGTTCCATTTTTAGAAGGTAAAGGTATCAAAACCTTAACAATTAAGTAAAAAGTTTTATAAAAAAATGTGTCCTAGCGCATTTGTCTTCGTATATTCACGTATATGAAAAAATTTAAACAAATACAAACTATTACTGACCCTGCATTAGAACCTTATTTTATCACTAGAGATGAATATAGTTTTACTGTAAAAGAAAATGTATCACCTAATTCTAATCATTTTAGGACAAAAGGAAAAGGTAAATCATACGAAAAATCATTATCTTATTTTCCTACATTTGATGCAGCATTAAAAAAGATAGCTACGTTAAAACTATCCCAAAAAGAAAATTATACTTCAATAAATGATTATATTGAAGATTATAATGTAATTAGTAACCAAATTAAAAATTATACAGATGGCATTAGAAGCACTGTTTGATGCAGTTATTGTAAAACCTATTGAGGTTGAAGAAACAACTTATGGAAACATAATTGTACCTGATATAGGTAAAGAAACAAACGAAACTGGAGAAGTTATAGCAGTAGGACCTGGTAAACACACTATCTCAGGAGAATTATTACCTACTCAATTAAAAGTAGGTGATGTAGTAGTATTGCCTACAATGGGTTTTACCAAATTACCATATAATAAAGAAGAATATTATGTTGGACCCGAAAATCAAGTTTTAGCAAAAATAAATAATGAGTAAAGAAATTACATTCGGTACAGATGCCCGTGAAGAATTAGTAAAGGGTATTGATAAATTAGCAGACGCTGTAGTAGCAACTTTAGGACCTAATGGGAGAAATGTTGTAATAGATAATGGTGAATCACCTCAATCCACTAAGGATGGTGTAACAGTAGCTAAATCTATTTCACTATCAAACCCAACACAAGAATTAGGTGTCAAGTTGGTTAAACAAGCGGCCATTCAAACAGCAAATAAAGCAGGAGATGGTACAACAACCTCAACCCTACTTGCACGCGAAATGGTAAAAGCAGGATTAAGAGCAGTCGCTCAAGGTGAAAATGCTGTTAGTATTAAACGTGATATTGACAAATCAGTACAAACAGTAGTAGCTAAATTAAAAGACATAGCAGAAGATATTTCATCTGAAGACCAATTAGAACAAATAGCCACAGTATCTGCTAATAATGATGTAGATACTGGTAAGTTAATTGCCACTGCTATTGATAAAGTAGGTATGGAAGGTGTAGTACATATTGAAGAATCTAGAACTGGAGAAACATACTTAGAAACTGTCGAGGGGATGCAATTTGATCGTGGTTTTAAATCACCTTACTTTGTCACTGACAATAATAGTATGTCATCGGTACTAGAAAACCCTATGGTTTTACTTATAGATCAAAAACTTACACAAGTAAAAGATTTATTACCAATCTTAGAAGCAGTATCATCACAAGCAAAATCACTATTAATTATTGCAGAAGATATTGATAATGAAGCGTTAGCTACTTTGATTGTTAATAAAATGAGGGGTACAATGAAGGTATGTGCTGTAAAAGCCCCCGATTTTGGTGATAGACGTAAGCTAATTTTAGAAGACATTGCAATTACAACTGGAGGACAAGTTTTTAGTAAAGATAAAGGAATGAAGCTTGATAAATTTAGTTGGGATTGGTTTGGTGAAGCCAGAAACGTAACTGTAACTAAAGAACAAACTACTATTGTAGATGGAAAAGGAACAGTTGAATCAATTGAAGCACGTATTGAAGAACTACAACAACAAATAGATAAAGCAGCAACCCCATTTGAAATTGAAAAACTTCAAGAGAGGTTAGCAAAATTTGTTGGAGGGGTAGCTATAATCCATGTAGGTGGGGCTACTGAAACTGAAATGAAAGAGAGAAAAGATAGAGTAGATGATGCATTACACGCCACTAAGGCTGCCATTGAGGAAGGAATTGTTCCTGGTGGTGGTGTTGCATTACTTTATGCTTCTCAAAAATTAAGCCGCGCTAAAACTGGAAGTGGAATTGTACGTAGAGCTTGTAGAATGCCCTTTCAACAAATTTTAGTTAATGCTGGATATGAATCAACCGAAGCACAAATGTTAGGTAAATATAAATTAGTAGAATCAGGTAATGATACTTGGGCAGGAATTAATGTTGAGACTAAAGAAGTCATTAACATGAAGGAATCAGGTATTATAGATCCTACTAAAGTAACTAGAACAGCACTTCAAAATGCTGCCTCAATAGCGGGTACAATATTACTTACAGAATGTACAGTAGTAGATGAACCCCAAGATAATAATCAACAACCGCAATTAGACCCAATGATGGGGATGATGTAAATTTAAATTTAATTAATTATGACAAAGCAAGAAATTTTCGAACAAATTGACACTCTTTACAATTCATTTGTAGATGAACACAATTCAACCACTAAAGCTGGAGCACAACGTGCCCGTAAAGCTATTGGTAGTATCAAGAAATTGGTAACGGATTATAGAAAAGCTTCAGTAAATGAAAGCAAGTAAACCTGAAATCAACATTGTTGAAGAAAACGTTCTTATCGCCAGACGAGTACCGTCTGGTGATAGATGGCGTTTAATAGCAAATGAACCAGATGGTCAAGTCCATCCTACTTTAACTGACGCTTTAGAAGCCTATATGGTAAAAACAGGATTTAAGGGAGATTATCGCTTAGCTCCTTTGAAAAGCGAATTATTTGCCATATCTTCCACGGAAGAAATTGTAGAACCAGAACCAGAAAAAAGATATTCAATATATGGTGAGTACTAGAGAGAATACACTACTAAATGAAAGATATCGTCCTGATAATTTAGATAATTATGTTGGTAATTCTAACTTAAAATCTTCAATCCAAAACCAGTTAGATAATAATGATATCCAGAATTATTTATTTTACGGTCCAGCAGGCTGCGGTAAAACTACACTTGCAAAATTAATTATCCATAATTTAGATTGTGATTCACTTTATATTAATGCCTCCGATGAACGAGGTATTGAAACCATAAGAGATAAAGTGTCAGGCTTTGCTTCAGTTGCCAGTATAAAACCATTAAAGGTAGTCATATTAGACGAGTCTGATTTCTTAACAATTCAAGCACAGGCTTCTTTACGTAATGTAATTGAAACGTTTTCACGTACTACAAGATTTATTTTAACTTGTAATTTTGTAGAACGTATTATTGACCCAATTCAATCACGTTGTCAAACATTCAAAATAGTTCCACCAACTAAAAAAGAAGTGGCAGTTCATATAACAGGAATATGTGATAAAGAAAATATAGGTTATGAAATTCCTTCAATAGGGAAATTAGTAAATAAGTATTATCCTGACATCCGTAAGATGTTAAATACTGTTCAAGCAAGTACTGTGGATGGTCATTTGCAACTTGATGATAGTTTACTTGTTTCCTCTAGTTATATGAGCTCCGTGCTTGATGAGTTAAAACAAAGCAACTACAAAAATATTAGACAAATAATAGCTGATTCAGGAGTTGACGATTACGAAGAATTATATAGATTTCTATATGAAAACGCTTCAGAATATATGCCTAATAAAGAAGGCACAGCTGCTATTTTAATAAATGAACATTTATATAAATCAAATTTTCGCATAGACAAAGAGATAAACTTAATGTCTTTAATTCAAAACTTAATAAATAGTAAATAATGGAACAACCAATTCAACAACCTCAAATTGACTTAAATAACACCCAAGCTGTTAATAATTTTGATGGGGGGAATATATTTCAACAAGGAGTAATTTTACGTAAAGTCTCTAAATTTGTAACAGGTACAAATGAAGATGCCTTAATGCCTATCCCTGTATTTTTTGATCCCAGTACTAAAAAAATACTAACTGATTCAGTTCCTAAAGAATTAAGAGAAGAATTAGCAGACGAGCTCATTTAATATGAGGAATGTATTTGATTGGGTAAAAGAAATCAATACTAAGAAATCACCCATTGATTCTTTTTCAAATGAGGATTGGGATCAATGGAATTCTTATGTAGTACATAGAGTACTTAGTATGAATCCCGATTATTTAGCTTTAGTAAATGAAGTACAAAAACTCCCCCCTACTAGTAAAAAACAAATATAT